TGTGCTACAATACAATGTATCTTGGTAGCCTTAAGGTCGTCTGTCTCTATGTCAAATACTAAATCCATATCTATAACTCCAAGAGTTCATTATCATCTTCTTCAAACTGTTCTTTAGGTACTTCCCTTAGCCTGCCGGTTTCTCTATCGTAACGTAAGTGAGATGCAAGACCCACATCACCTGTGTACCTAGACTTTAATACTCTCACTCTAGTCGTATTAGATTCTTCTTCATCCTCTGATTGTTGATTACGTTCAAGTGCAATAACACAATCGCTTAACTGTGCGATACTTTGTGAACCTCTTAAGTGTGAAAGACTAACCTCCACTCCATTCTCGTGTCCTTTATTACCATCTACCCTACGTAAGTGAGATACTAATATCATACCAACATTAGTTTCTTCTACAATACTTCTAAGTCTGGTCATGATATTATCTATAGACCTTCTTTCATCCCCTTCGGATAATGAAGACACTAACATATGTAAGTGATCTACTACTATCCATTGACAATCACATGCTATGATCATGAACCTAATCTTATTAAATATTTCATCTATACTATTCGTTCCGAAGTGAGCATGAACCCATACTCTATTCTTATTCTCCCCATCATACAGGATGTCAAAGAATTTGTCAATCTCTTCTGGTGAGAATTGATCTCGCTCTTGATCAATGTATAGTCTAGCGTTAGCTTCGATGGATAAGATACCATCAACAGTCCTTCTCCAATCTTCTTCAAGAGCTATGATACCTACGTTACCTGTAGTTTCTTTAATCAACCAATGCTCAAGCTCTCTCGTTACTGAAGACTTACCTAGTCCTGTACCACCTGTTAAGGTTAGTAGCTCTCCCTGTCTCATCCCAAACAGTTTATCATTCAAACCTTTCCAAGGATAAGGGACACTTTCTTTCTTCTCTCGATTAAAGAAATCTCCTTTTGATTCTGATACATTTATAACTCCACTAGGAGTATAAGTTTTAGCTGACCACCAAGCCTCAACAAATTCTTTATGTTTGTTCTGACGTAGCATATCATTAGCATCTTTAAACCCTGTAGGTAAAGACATGATCTTTGCTTTACTAGGTTGGAATAACATTGCAACTTTCTTTGCAGCTTCCTTACCCTGCTTGTCACTATCAAAACAGATGACAACATTCTCAAAACTTTCTAAGAACTCTAAGCTTTCTTTGATATCTTTAACTGCTCCACTTGAGCCACGCTTGATTGATACTGATGCCCACTTGCTACCCATTAATTCATAGCAAGCCATTGCATCACATTCCCCTTCGGTTATGGTAACGTACTTACCTTTCTGAAAGAGCTGCTCCCCAAATAAACCTGTCCCGTTAAAGCTACCCATAACAGAAAAGTTTTTATCCCTAACATATCTAACCTTAGTGGCAGTAAGCTCATGACCATTGAAGTAGGGGTAAAGATGCTGAACAATTTCTCCACTAGAACTAAGGACACACTTGACGCTATACTTTTTAGCAGTCGCTTCTGATATCCTTCGGTCTGTTAGAGCAGAGTAATCTGCACCATGCGGATTCTCTATTGGTTTTATTGTTTCTTGTTTCTTTGTTGGCATTGTCTTGCCCTTGGTTGCTCCCTCGTAGTTAAGAAAGTAGGTGTCACAACTAAAACATTTAGCCGAGCCATCTGTATTCTTTGCTACTGGATCACTACCACCACACTCAGGGCATGGTAATTTATATTCTACAAAAGCCATATTGATTTCCTCACGTTATTAAAACTGTGCTAGTTTTTACAAGGTCTAGCAACTTGTTAGGCACACTAGTCTGAGTCGTTAGACTCTGATAGTTCTTCATCAACTACATCAGTTGAGTCTTGTTGTCCTTCTGCATTAACAATCTCAATAATCTTATTAGAGAAAAAGTTTATACCTGCTTGTAACTCTTCCAAGTCAAGAATGATATTAGCTTTCTTCTGATTCAATCGTTGTACCCTACCGAAGATTCCTCTACCTTCATCAGGTAAATCCTCCACGTTAATCTGTACATTATCTATTGTTATACTAGGTTTAATTTCTTCTTCTGTCATAATTAAAACTCCAAATCATCATCTATAGATTCTAATTCGCTACCATCAGAACCTGTGTATTCAACAAGGTCAATAACCTGTACTGCTTGAAGGTCTAATCCTTTAAAGTCTCCAAACTGATTGGTTGTTTCCCACTCTCTGTATTGTACTCTAACTTTTGAACCATTCCCGACAGATATGTCTAGTGGTTCTTTGTTAGCGTCCAATAGTTTAGGTACTGCATTAGGTGTACCATCCTTACGTTCAACTTTTCTTTTGAACATAATCTTTTTAACACCATCAACATCCTTAACTCTAAAACCACGACCTGTAAAATCGTCTGCAGTTTTATCATCAAGCACTAAAGTGATTTGATATTCTGGTGTAAATGTTGTGTTGGGCACTCTTACTGCTGCCCATTCACATTGTCCTTCAAGTATTGCCATTTTTTTCTCCTATTTTATTATTGATATTGAAGTCGTTTAAACTGTGTGAGGTTTTAAGTGAATCGCTAGACCTCAAACTAACCCTATGCTGTATAGGATACGTGCTAACTAGTGGTATAGTGAGGGCTACGTAGTTAGCTATATGATTCATGGTGTTTCTTCCCTCAAGTATGGTTCATAAATATATCCCATGAACATATCATATGTTTGTTTATCTAAGAAAGATAATACATAATCATTATCTATTACCCTTAGATTATGTCCAAGTTTCATCTCATATAAATCATTCATAATATTAGAATCAGAACCTACTTTCATGTACTGTTCTCTTGTTAATACTATTTCTTTATCACTTAAAACTATCATGTATACCTCTATTATAACATGGGTTGCTAATCAAAGTCAACTTCTTTTTTGAATTAATTTATCTTCTTTATAAAGTTCTAGTGTACCATCGGCATATCTAATTTCCCTAATCCCATTGTTGTAATGAACGGACATTATCTTATCATCGTTTATTATTTTTTCATACACGGGAAAGATATCATACTCTGTCATATGTCTAACCACACTTCATCGAACTGATCATTATAAAATGTTTCTTTGTCTGCCCATTTATAATCTGTACTTCCTTCGCAGTTATTATCATGCTCAGTTGTACTACCATCTTTGTGTGTTATGTGTAGTGTACCATACTTAATATAGTAATCATCTATGGTGTCGGGATCAATATCTAACAATTCTAAATCCCATTCAAGAGTTGTTATGTACTCAGCTATTAATTGAGTAGGTTTATCTTTAATTGTTTCTTTATGTTTTGTTAATTTTATTATATTACTCATTGTTTATCTCCTGACTGTGGTTTAATTGTATACGTAATAGGCTCGGCACTATCTAATAGTTGATGTAGTTTATATGCTACATCTTTATCTTCAGGATACCCAACCATGTCTAGTTCTACAAAGACTTTATAGTACATAGGTATACCTACCCACTCGGTTACTCTGCTAAAAAGAAACTGTCTGTACTCTCCCATGTTAGTAAGACCACCGAAGCCCTCAAAGTCTCCGAAGAATTCTTGAGGTAAGAGTTCTCTATACTCATCTGCTCCATATTTAAACTGAACTTTTTGTTTAGCTTTTATAGCATCAATAACATCTAATGTCATTTGACTAACATCAGGTTTTATATATTGTTTTAAATTATTTGCACTTACCATATTACTTCTCCTCCTTTATGTATCTAAACTTGTCTCTGTCCCACTCAAGACCTAACAAGTCTGTTAGTCTCCACCTTAAAGTTTCTAACCTACCTAAATCACTCACATATAAATCGTGAAACTCAGTTAGTCCTGATACTATCCCGTCAAGTTTATTAACTTGTTCAGTATATATAGTGTATTCTTCTGGTGATAACTCTATTGTTACCTTAGTTTTTAAATGTTTTATATTCATTTTCCTTGCCCTCTATATTTTTTGTAGGTTTGTTTCTTTCTTTTATTCATGGTCGAGAAACCTACGTTACCTCTACCAATCGAAGTCTTTTTCTTTACACTCTCATGTGTAACCTGTCCTGTTGTTGTCCTCATTTATATCCTCTCTGTTTATACATACCTGTTAGCTTTTCTTTCTTTGGATACTCCGAATCCATAACACTTTTATATATATCTTCTTTTATTATAACACACGTTGCATCATCAAGTCCACTACTAATTATCTTAACATTGTTTAAACGTGGTCGCCAAGTTTTCCAACTCATCTTCTCAATCGGTGAGACATTCCAAGTCCACTCAATGTTAGTGCCGTTGTGGTCATAGCCGAAGATAGGTCTAGTCATTAGACATCTGCTCTAAACTATCCAGTCTGTTTTGTAATTCATCAATCTGAATTTTTAAAATATCAATATCTGCATCTGCATTATCAACTTGGTAAGCTACTTCCCTTGTATTTTCATACGCATCTTGTCTTGCTTCTCCCAGTTCATCATCTTTGAATTCATTAAGAGCATCATTAATTAAATCTCTTATTAAATCTTCTATGTTATTACTCATATCATTCTACCTTTGTTATTAAATTATCTACCATTGTAACACCTGCAAAGAACTCTCTAGTTCCAGTACCTCTGGGGTCATAAGGTCTGTTGCATCCTGCAAATCTACCATTACTTTTATATTCATCTCCGAACATTGAAGTCTCAGTATACCTTAGTCGGTTACCTATATTTTCTTTTAATTGTTTTTTACTTTCGTAATTTAGTATCATCATACTACTGTCCTCACTTTTTTATTAATTTATCCAACACTTATAGCCCGAACATTTCTCAATGGTCTCGCCACAATCTTT